GCGTAGGCGGTTGAGTGCTTGCAGATCGTCAATGGCTTTTCCAGTATCGGAGATATTTCGTTGGACGCCATCAGCTCCAAATTCGTCTTTTGTTTTCTTTACAGTAGGTTTAGCTGGATCATAGTCTTGTATTTTTTTGCCAAGATTACTAAGTTTATCTAAACCTGTAGCAACACCAGAAACAGCTTTCCCGGCTTTTTTAAAAAATTCAATTTCAGATACTTTTTCAAGTTCTGCTAATAGATTTTCTTGTATTAGTTGTGATTTACTTTTCATTTGTGCGCCTTACTGATCTAGAAAACTTGCCAGGATCTCGTGCTCGGATGGCATTTAACAATTTGCGTTGTAAATTTTCAGCTTGCTCAGCGGTATATAATTCTTCAATTTGTTCCATCAGACGCACTGCACTAGCAATAACATTACTAGCACGACTCTCAACAACATATTCACGTTCTTCGAGTTTTTTATAACGCTCATTGTAAATGCCATCCAGCTCATCAAAGATGCTGCGAGTCTTTTTTTGCATGACTTTGTTTGTCCTTTTTAGTATTTATGTATATTTACTATAACTATTAGGTTCTCAGTTTGTCAAGATTTTCAATATAGGTTTGAAAATGAGTTTTGTCGGCATCTATAGCGCACCTTCCAGCAGCATATTGATTGGTATAATCATTATGATCCCCATCTCTATTTGTAGGGAAATAATTCACGAACCATTCATCCAATTCATCAAGATGATCCATATTTAATCTACTAATAGTTCGATTAATGCCAAACATCATATTTGACGGTGCAACATCTCTATACCAAAACATGTTACTTTCGACTTGTGTCCAATCTGCATTTGTACGTTGGTAATTAAATCTTTCGCCAACATCGTCGATACTAAAAATTAATTTTACTAGTTTAAACCTACTCCAAAGTTCAAATATACTGTCAGTAACTCGAATAGTTCCATTGGTATTATAGTATACTGTGCATTGCCCAGGATTGGATATATTATTAAGTATATCTTGATGTATGTCAGTAAACAACGGTTCGCCACCGTTAAAATGCAACCATTCCACAGTATCTAAATCTTTTACAAAATCCACTGAATCAAATTTAAAATTATCATATGTTTTGTGACCTAGTGCGCCAGCATCTTTGCGCCATGATGAACTATAACGATTACTACAGATAACACATTTAAGATTGCAATAATTACCAACATGTATTTCTAAATTTTTTATTTGATGTACATGTTCTTCTTGTCCACTTGACTGTCGGCGACTTGTGAATCCGTTTTGTTCATTTTTCACACAATATACACACGCACTTGGTATTTTATTATTGTCAAACTCTGCTCTTACTTGTTGTAAGTATGGCTGATCAAATAAAGTTGCGTTAGTGTCATACAACTCAGGTGTAGCAACACAACAAGGAGCAACATGCAACCCAGTTTCTTGTTGCTCTAAGTACACAGTGTTATATGGCTCGCTGCACTTCCACATATTGATTATCCGTTTTGTTTAATTCCTGCTAGCATTTGTTTGAGCTTGTTGCTCTAAGTACACAGTGTTATATGGCTCGCTGCACTTCCACATATTGATTATCCGTTTTGTTTAATTCCTGCTAGCATTTGTTTGAGCTTGCTGCTCTGTACATCGGCCACTACCTTGGGAGCATCTTGCGGCATGCTGTCAGTTACGTCTTTTTGCACCATTTGACTTTTTGCTTTAATGCCTGCTAATATAGTGCTGCCTTGTGTGCCTGCACCCGATGCTGCTTCGTCGTCATCCAGTCCAGTGATCCTCAGACTTTCCATGTCGAACTCCAAGTCAATCTTTTGTCCAACACCACTACTGCTTCTGGTTTTCATTGCTTGTATTTGATAGCGCCCACGTTCTTTCATTGCTCTACTTGTAAAAATACCAAACACATTGTCTGCTGTGTTAATCTTACTAATACCACCCGAGATGTGCGAGTGATCAAATTCAATCTCTTCCACAGCACTTCTGTTCAACTGACTTGCTGTAACAAATAATATGTTTAATTCACGTGCCAAGTTGCGAAGTTCTTCACTTACATACTTGTCTTTAACAAACAAATCGTTTGGGCTAACCTTTGCACTCACTGGCATAAGCAAGTCCAAATAGTCAACCAGCATAAAGTCAATGTCTTTGCCTTGTTTAATGCTAAGTTCTTTTACAAATGCACGAATATCGTTAACAGTGCTTTGTGCTGGCATGTATTTAATCTGCAGATTGCCTGCTTTTTTGCCCGCCATCTTGACTTTCATTTCAACAGTGTCAATATCTTTAAACAACTGTTTGCTAGGTGTTCCAGTTAACATACTATCAAGTCGCATGGCTGTCAAGCCCTCACTGAGCTCCAATGTAATATAAGTCCCATTAAGCCCAGCTTCCATCCAATTAACTGCCAAGTTTTGCATAAACAAACTCTTGCCCGAGCCTTTTCCACCTGCAAAAATTTGTAGTTCGCCTCTATTAAAGCCACCATACAACAGTCTGTCCAAGTTTTTCCAGCCTGTACTGTTCTGCCCATTGTTGTCTTTAAGTGCCGACAGTCTGGCTTTGGGATCTTCAAAGTAATTTGTTCCCAAGTCTTTTGTTAAACTTATTTGCACAGCATCTTTGATTAGTTTTTCAACAGGCGAGTACTCTCCTTTTTCCAACAAGTCTGCACTTTGTAAAATTGCACGTTCAAGTTCTTGTCTACGAGTAAAGCTTTCAAACTCGCCTAAAAACCAATCAGTGTGCCCACTATTGAGATCAGGTATCTCTTGTAAATCAACTCCAGTAACTGCCTTTACTTGCATACGGTCTGGAAGTGTTTTGTGTTCATTTGCATGGTCATAGATAAACTCAGCAGCTTCACGCAAATCTTTATCGAAATTTTCTTTGTTGAAAATGTTTTGCACACGCAAATAACTCTGTGCATCTTGCATTGCCATTTCTAAGAATAATTTTTGTACCTCATATGTATATTCAGTCATACTTTAGTTTATCCATCCTGGTTGTTGCATTGTAGCTGTCTCCAACAATATAAAGTTTACTCACTTAGTTTCCTTTGTAAACGCTTTTTAAACATTTCAATTTTAATCTTGCTTGATTCGGCATGTTTGTGTATTTGTAATAGTGTATTTACTATTCCATATTTCACAACTGCATCATTTACGTCTTTAACATCATCCGGCCATTCGGGTATGCTTACTTCAAACTTGTATTCAACGGCTGCATCTATAATACTTAATCCTGCTTTGTCTTGATCAGGAACAACAATAATCCTACGCTTCAGTTGTTTTAATAGTTGTGCTTGCTGCGGACTAATAGTATCATGCATAACTGCCAGGCCACTTATACTTAACGCATCAAAAATTCCCTCAGTTACAATTGCACTAGTCCAGTCTGTTTTTTGCAAGTCGTACCCAAACACATACCCTGGTTGCTGACTGTTAATAAACTTGGGTGTACGATTGTCCAAGTACCTTGACGTATGCCCAACAATTCTATTTTTGTATGTGTATGGGACTACTATCCTATCTCGTACTCCACGTTTCTTGTCAACTAAAAACGGGTATTCTAACATTATTCTCCGACTTGCTAGATAGTCTAAATATCGTTGATGATCTGCACTGCTAGGATCAATTACTTCAACACCTTCCGGCACTTCAGTTTCGTTAAATACTACATCTACATGGCGTATTTGATTACGCTCTGCTGTTAAGTCCAGCAAACTCTTGCGTTTAAGACTTTCTAAATTAAGACGTTCAACATCAACGCTGTCTACACCAAGCCATTCTAGAAAGCGCCTAGCTTTATAACTTACTGGCCTACCTGGCGTGAAGCTAGCAGTAAATCCGCAGTTAAAGCAATGATAGCTCCATTCATCTTCCTGCTGGCGCAGGCCACCACGACTTCGACGATCTGTTGATTCGCCATTGTGAATACAACACGGAGCATTAAAACTAATCCATCCTGAACTAGTTACTTTATGCTTTGTGGGCAGATAACTGATTATGTCTAACATTATGCTATTATATTAGCATACTTTATGTGTTCAATCAAGTGTTTTGATATAATTTCATGGCCTTTTTCATTTGGATGCCCCTTTTCGGCAAAAAGTTCAGTTGATAACTCTTTCTGCTTGTTTTGAAGGATGCTGCGCCAATTCATTCCAGGGTAAAGTAACGTAGGTGATTGTGTTTTACAATTATTTCCCAGAACACTAAACTGTAATAATGTTGCACCAGCCTTGTTAGCAGCATAATCAAACAAATTAATTGTTTGTCGATAATTGTATTCACTCCATTCTCGATGATAGCTCATAACCAGCCACAATTTTTGTAACTCGAACCAGTTGTCATCAATGTCTGGATTGGGTTGTGTTAACCAAGTTCCGTGCATGTGGCGATTCCATGGCGGATCTTTCCTGCCTACTTCATGCAACGGATTAAACCAACTCTGCCTGCTACTGTCAGTTAGACCCACTAGCCATAATGAATCCTGTAGATCTTGGCCGTTGTTGTTTAACAACCAATCTACTGTCCAACGCATGCTTTCGAGACTACTACCAGGAAATGCCAGGTTTTCTAATTCAACACCATAATGATTAGCAACAAGCCCAGCGTAACAATGATCTAACCGATATTTTGTATTTTCAGTATAATGATCAAGTATTCCTTTATCTGGATGTGCACTGAATTGCGGATCCAATAATTCGTCACCATAAGTCCAGCTATCGCCAAATGCTATAATTCGTTTAATGGCCATGTAGTACCTTTTATCTATAGAGGATTTGAGTAATTTTTCCGCTGTTTAATTTTACTTCTGGTACTGTTATATATCCTTGCCCAGTGGTAACCAATGAAATACTTGATACTGCATTGGCTGTGACTGTAGCTGTAGCTGTTGCGCCTGTTCCTCGCCCGCCCTCAATATCAACATTAGGATCGCCTGTGCCATACCATTCAACGCCGCCGCCATTTAATGAAATGTTACTAACACGCCCGTCTGCAACTTCTGCAACTGCACTTGCACTATATCCGTATTGGTTAATTTCAAAACGCACCCAGGGGTGTGTACCATCAACATTGATGTAATCACGTGTGTCTCGATTACTGTACACTGTTTGTGACCCGATGTCATACCATGGGCCGAGCTGAGAATCACTGCCTTGTGCTTTTACATTACCAGTAAAGTTGTCAAAGTCAAGTTGAAAAGTTGTTAACGTATTATCAGCAGTGTATGCTATACTACTATAATTTCTATCATTGTTTGCAGCTGGCGTATTTTGTTTCAACGGCGAAGGTACTTCAAGTATTGTACTTTCTACATAGTTTGGATAAACACTGTCAACAATATCCACTTGCCCTCTGCCACTAGAATACGCATCAGTGAAAACTGCTTCAAACAATTCCCCGCTTGCTCGTTCTAAACTCCAGCTAGCAGTTTGTGCTTCAATACTGCTCAATAACTCATGCGATAAAACAACTTTAGCACGACCATATGCTGCCGACAATATGTCCAAGTCCTTGACAGCCAGTAGTTCCTCGCCGTCGGTGCTCATCATTCTGAATGTGATCGTACTACCCGAAATATTTACAGGCTTTTGATCTTGATTGATAAATTCAAAAAGAATAACATTATCAACCCCTAGGTTCACTTTTAGTTTCTTTGCATACACCGGTTGCCATCTCCTTTGAAAATACGCACCACTGGTGTCGACTAATAACACCTGTTGCTTTTGTTGATATAAATACACAGTGGTAGAATACATTAATTATAACTCCAATACAAGGTATTTATGGGCGTAGAACTCTTCCAAAAGATCGCCGAGAGGTATCCATTTATTACGTTTTGCACATATGCAAAGAACGAATATGTCGGTGTGGTTCAAAATCGAGATGACCAAGTTACAACTATATACGATTTTGGTAGTATAGTAAACGATCAACAAAAACGAGAT